GTTGTCGTAGTACAGAAAAACTGAACCATTCTGGTTGGCTACTAAGTAGTCATCCCCGTTGCTACTGTTTTGCAATTTAAGGTTTGCACCACGAAGCAACAGGCTCCCAGTGCCAACATCATCAATATAACTATTAGACCCATCATGGTAAATCTGCAAATCAAGCCCGTCACCAAAGGTAGCCTTATCAGTGTCACCGAAGTTTAAATCTGTAGCGTCCACAGAAATAGCACCATTACCATTAGCACGAAGGTTTAAGTTACCATTTGTGTCTGTGGTAGTAATAGTATTACCATTTAGGGAAAGGTTATCTACAGTAAGCTCCGCCAAACCCGTAACACTACCGCCGTCAATGTCAACAGAATCAAGGTAAGCTGTACCGTCGATGTATAGGTCTTTAAACTCCAGTAAAGAAGTACCCAGGTCAACCGTGTTGTCTGACTTGGGGCGAAGAACCGTAGCTGTAACTACAATATCCTGCGCTGGTCCAACCTTTTCGATAGGCGCACCTTCACCATCAGTACCATCATGGGTGTGGCCTGTTGTGTTATCAAAGGCAGATTGCAGGCCATCAAATTCTAAATCTAGATCTGAAGCATTAATGATGTTACCATCAGAAATGTTGTCTGATGTATCCTTACGTGTGTACCCTGTACCCATTAGTCCGTTCCTTATTGTCTATCATTAGTTGCGAATTCCAAAAGCATAGCGTCTAATGAAAAATCTGGGTCTGTTCCGTCAAATACAAACTGTATTGACACTGAATTGCCTGCGCCTACAAGTTGATTCGTAAATACGTTTACTAGTTTACCGCCATAAGTATCTGTACCATACGCAGCGTCACCGTAGAAAGAAGCTGTGGAAGAAGCCCCGTTATTAAAACTAATGGGTGCTGGCTCAGGCGTATTAGGTTGAGCAAAGTCAAACTTAGCTGCAGCTGTACCAGACACAGAACCTCTTGGGTCTACATAAGTAGTAAGCTTGTATACAGTCTTTCTTAGCCTTGGATCACTTAAAGAGAAGTGAGGCGTACTGAAAGTAGCTCTGATGTTAGCTCCGTCAAAGGAACTACCTGACTCCATACGATAGACGTAGCCGTTGTTATTAGAAAAGACTACTACCTCTACCTCTGAGTCGTCGTAGTAGCTGTCCACTGCATACACATTAAATCCGCGAAGCCTTGACCAAGCCATACCTTCTGAAGACTGATCTGCAAACTGTGTACCTAAGATACCTCTAGCAGCGCTAGATGAAACACTAGGTGAGTACCCAAACACTCTATACTGACTCTTCCCTCTAATAACACAAGAAGCGAAAGAAGTGTGACTAGAGGTAAAGTTTGTCATCACGTCTTGAATCGACTTGGATGCTGTAGAAAGTCCGAAGTCACCAATACGATCAGTGGCACTAAGAAGCCTCAAACCATCAGGTGCCATAAACATTACGTCACCACCAACCTCCTGCACTGTACCTGAACTTACGCAGCCAATGTCTAGTGTAATGGGTTGAAGTACAAAATCAGCAATAGTGTTGCCCGTTAGTCTATAGATCTTACGCCGTGTGAAAACAATTAGCTGCTCTCTGTAGACTATTAAGCCTGTTACATTTTCTTCTAGAGATAGTGTACCACTACCAGCAGCAGATGTAAAGTTATCATCTGTGAAAGGCGCAGAAAAAATAAGCGTGTTATCTTTAGCGAAGAACAACTGGCTTTTAAAGAGGGTTACAAAGGAAGCGCCAATCAAGTCTGAGGGAGCTTCATTTAGTACCTTAAAGGTTGTACCATCATACTTAACAGGGTAGTTGGCTCCGTCAACAAAAGTAATAGTAGGTGTCCCAGAGAGGTTGTACCTATCATACCGTACTTTGTTTGAACTCTCTCTACTCGTTTGCAACCAAGTTATACTAGCGTTATCAGCTGGGCTGGTAGCCAAGGCTGGGGCAATAGTTAGTGTAGCCTCTCCACTAGCGTTCACAGTAGCCTCTGATACAACAGTGTATACTTGAGCTACACCAGCGATAGTGAAAGTATCCCCAGCGTTGGGGGTGCCTATAATACCATCTACAGCTAAAGTAGTTCCTGTTTGACTTGCTCCATTAACAAGAACAACACCATAACTAGGCTTGCTGATAAGGGTCCAGGAACCTGCCGTATCGTTGGACCAGTAAGTACCGTCTCTCACAGCAATTACTTCAGAAGCGTAGTAGGCCACAGCGTCTATCAAGTTAGTATTGTTTACGAAGGTAACACTAGCCTTGTCTGCGGGTGTGGAAGATAGAGCAGGTGTTATATCACAGGAGAGTGTTTTATTTGTTACACTGTAAGCTGTAGCAATACTACTTATAGTGTATACGGTAGTGTCACCACTAATGGTAAACTTATCCCCCACGACAGGAGATGTCATAACACTAGCTAAACTAATTGTAGTACCTGTGTTCGCCCCGCCCTGTACCTTAGTAGCGCCGTAGGAAGGGACTACTAGGTCATTATACTTAGTATAACCCAGAACACGCCTGTAGCCACCCTCAATAGAAGGCTCAAAGTTACGCAGTTCCCTAGCAGAACCCATTAAGTTGAGGCCTTGCTGCAGGGGAGCCATGTTGGTAACTAAACCCCCACGAAACTCTACTGGAAAGGTCTGCCAGTTTGTAGGCATTCTAGATTACTCTCAATGAATTATAGGTGTTACGCTGAGTTACAGTGCTTCTTAAATAGTCGTACCTATTAATGTACAGGGATCTCATGTTCTTGATACCCTCTAAGAACTTCTGATACATGATCGTTGCATCTTGAGAGTTACCTCTAAATAGATAGGCGTAGTACATAGCACCGTCAATAATGATATGTCTAAATTGCTCTGGTGCTGCGGGGACATCTGCTGCGTTTACCAAGTCAACTGGAAGTCTGTAGTACTCATACACCACCTCATAGGCTTGGTCAGGTGGAGGTACTAAACCAAACTCTTGGCTAGGTGTTCTGAAGACCGCCTTTGGAAGACCTCTGACACTCTCTGAAGGGTTATACTCGTTATCAAGGTGTCGGTTTAAGTACTCTTGATAGGCGAGAATGACTAGCTTAGAGGTTTCATTACCGAGTGTGTCGTCCCTCTTAATGCGGAAGGTGTTAAAGTCAATTGTCTTAGCGTCTGACGGAAAGGCATACCTTGTCTCTCCCGGTGTTACAGTCTCTTCCTGCTCTACATGGTTGTAAGGCCACTCGTACTGTTCCTGATTAATAAAACGAATAGATGCGTTTACACTATCCTTTGCAGAAGCATAAAAGCCAACAGCCGTGTCAAAGTTGTCCGTAGTAAGCTCTACTTCATTCAACCGTCTAGAAATATCATTAACTAAACCTAAGTAATCATATGCCATTTAGCGTTCCTTTATGCGGAGCTTTACTACTCGTTCAGCTTGACTACCAGAACTATCCGTAATCCTGCAGTAGAATTTATACTCTGTGTTGTTTGTACCTAAGCCTAAATTAATAGTAGTTACAGTGTCTGTCTCTGTCTTAGATACGTTCTGAATACCGTTTACAACTTCACCATCGCCTAGCAGCGTCTTGACTTCAGAGCCATTGTCTACAAACCATTGTACACCTGCGAGTGAAACGCCTGTACCCAAGAACCTAGACCAGTCAACACTGTAATCTAGCTGTTCGTCAGGGTCTTTGTTAGGCCAACGCATACTCATACCTTAATCCTCAGTTGCGTACACTGTTCTTTCAGCAGAACTATGTAGTCTTTCAATTGTCACGGTTCTATTCTCTTGTGATACTCGTGCAGTCCTATCGGAAGATGTCACTCCACCTGTAATGTACACGACTCTGTTCTCTTGGGGTACTCTTGCAGTGCGTTCAGCAGGTGTAGTCATTATGCCGCCCTCGCAACTACTGCAGTCCTTCTACGGCTATATAGGTCTTTAACCGCATTAAAGTCAAATACGTTACCTGTAGGCGTAACCTCATCGTTTATAAGCTCAGCAGATACACCAACAACACCTGCACCTGTATGTACCTGAGGTGCATTTACCGAAGCTACTGCCACTACACCTGATAAGAACTCTTCACGTACATTAGGTGAAACTACACCAACACTAAACTCAGAGCTTACCCCTGTAAGGTTGTGAGTGTTGCTAAACTTAATGTCACTACTTACTGATCCAGTAGCTGCAACTGATGTTAGTATTTCTGATACGTTTACTCTAACGCCTGAGATAGAAGCAGTAGCAATAAGGCTAGCTGTTACACGTTCTGTGACATCAATCTCAAAGCCACCAGCACTAGGTACTTCTACTTGGCTTGTACCTACGACACCTAAGACAGGCACAGTGTTAACAGACCGAATGTCTAACCCAGCAGCGTTTACAGTGAAGGTAGCTTGGACACCTGTAGGCTCAGCTTTTAGATTAACCTTAACAGAGCTTACTGTTACTGTAGCTTCTACACCAGAAAGAAACTCTTCTCTTACGTTAGGTGAAACAATCCCAATAGAAGCGGATGCACTTACACTAGCTGGTACGTGAGAAACATCGACCAAGCCATACCTAGCTGATCCGTATCTTCCTGCTCCATATGTAGCAGATGAGGTTAGAAACGCCATGTCCTAGCCTTTAGGCAATACGAATGATTGCGTTAGTTGCATCTGCTGTTGGAAATTCAATTGTTAAGTCACCAGCTGTTGCAGAGACAGTGCCACCAAAGTCGATAACGCAGACTGCTTTGTTAGCCTGTGCCGTGTTATAGATGATACAGCCATCACAGGACGTAGTTACATCAGCAAATACTTCATCTGTAAAGTCTAGGTATGCAGTAGTGCCTGAGGTGGCAATGGTCGCACCATCAAGTACTTGACCACCCGCAGTATAGTTAGTGCCTGTAGCTTCATCCGAGTTGCCTGTAACATCAGAGTAGTTAGTTGTAGCAGCACCGTATGTACCTGAGGGTGAAGCCTTAATAAGAGCCAGCTTTAAAGAAGCAGTATCCAAGTCATGGACACCACCAAGTAGCTCTGCTTTAAAGCTTGTACACATTGCTGTTGTGATAGCCATGTTCTAATTCCTTACATCTTGTTTATATCTTCTAGGCTTTTCAAAGTAACCCGTTACCTGTAACTCAGGAAATACTAGAGTATAAGTAAGCTGAAGGGCCAGCCTCCTAAGAGACCAGCCCGACAGACTAAGTAGTTTTAAGCAGCGTTGTAGTGTGCTGTGACAAGAGCTTCAGGGCGCAAGATTTTGCGGCCATAAAGGTGCATACCACGTACAATATCAGCGAAGCTATCTGGGTCACGATAGTTCTCAACCTTGTTGATTTGCTCAGCAGAAGCAACTGCATCGTCCTGACCTGCAACAATAACACCAAAGTTAGTGTCCTGTGCAAGTGCACCAGAAGTACCTGCGCCTGTACCAGCGGCAGGCAGTGCATTGGAAACGTACACACGGAAGCCGTGCATGTTGTTCAAGACGAGACCGTTCTGCAAGCCAGAGCCGCCGAAGTCAGCGTTCAACATGCGTGAATCTTCGTCTTTCAGCATCTCTACGAACACTGGGTCAAGTACGATCCAACGGCCACGAGAATCAACGTTTGCAGTATCCATCTGACGTGCCATACGTGCAATCACTGTCAAAGGAGAAACAGTCGCTGTAGACAACGCTGTTGCGCCGGGAAGACGTGGTGCAAGCGGAATGGAGTCGCCAGTAGCATAAGCGGTTGATGCAGAGTCAGCAGTACCCAACGAGCCGAAGCTTGTTGCATCCAAGTGGTTAGCAGTAATGTACTCACCAGTCGCTGTCAAAGCAGTCTGCTTGTCGCCTGAGGAAGCAGTGATCTTAGTACCATCAGCATTGTGACCTGAGAGGTAACCAAGAACGTCTGTGTCCATTGCGTCAGCCATCTTATATGCAGCACGATCAGCAGCCAAGCTGGTGAAGTCTACATTTGAGAATTGCTCTTCAATGTCATCCATCTTGAAAGCAAAGTAGTTAGCTTGATCAATGGTCAGCGAGAAGTCAGAGTCATCAAGCTTCTCTACTGAGATACCTGTGTGACGCTCAAGAGCGTTGACTGTTACGTCTGGCTCTTTTTGAATGCGAACAGTGTCGCCTTGGTTTGCAATGTCACCGAAGTAAGAGTTGTTGGTGATTGCGCTAGTAACAGCAGAGCGACGAAGCGCGATCTGTGCTTGCTTGGAGTAGATAATCGGGGAGAAGTTCCCGTTAAATCCACCTGATGCGGAAGTAATAGCCATTGTGTAATCCTTTCAAGATATATGTGGCTTGAGGTAGACACTACATATCCACTTGAAAGAGGCTCTTTTTATAGGGTGGTCAGATATGCTCTCAGGATTTGCGGTCCTTTGTGCGCTGGGCCTATAATAGGAGGTAGTTCTTTTTGCTGTGAATTAGTGCTTAGTTAAAAGCATACACACGTAGTTGATTCCTAGCAGTGTATATGCCTATAGTTTTACTTACGGATAAGGTAATGTCAATCTATTTCTTTGACATATCGTAAATAAACTTACCTTGTCGTTGAGCCTCAAAGATAGCTTCTGATTTACTTTCGTACTCTTTGAAGGACATCTTCGCTACTTTAGACTCGCTGAAATAATTTGAAGAGTCATCTTGACTAGGTGTTGTATTTCGTTTTGTTCTCACAGAAGATGCAGCCTCTTTATCAGAGCGTGAAGAACGGGTAGCCTTAATACCAGTGTCACTCTTATAAAGATCAATTACACGTGCCACAGACTTAGCGTCATCAGAGTTCTCGTAGAGTGCATCTTGCACCCACTTAGGCTGTGCTTCTGCCCAGTCATGGAAGGCATCATCACTACGGATACCCTCAAAGTCAGGGTGCAGCTGTAGTAGCTCAGCTTCAGCACGGTCACGCTGAACTTGGATACGCATCCCTTCAATCTCTTTTAGTCTACTGTCTAGGCCGTCTGAAAACTCACGTGACTTCTTGTCTGCAATAGCCTCAACAATACCCGCTACATCAGGGTACTTCTTAGTCCACGCTTCGATCTCTTGATCCGACTTAGGTAGCACCAACTCATTCGCAACTGCAGCGTTTCGTTGTTGCTCCAGCTTCTCAAACTTAATCTTCCACTCTTGCTCTTTGTCTTGCATGTGACGGCGAATGTCAGAGTAACGCTGCTTAAATGTTTTCTCTTCAGTACTTAACTCAGCGTCATCTTTTTGTGCTTGTGCTTTTGGTTCTTCTTCTTGTTGGGTATCACCCTCTGCCTGAACTTGGGGTCTTCCAGACTGTGAGCTATCAAGTTTCTCCTGCGGGGTAACTTCGGCTTCTTCTTGTTCATCCGAGTTCACCCCCCGTCCTTGCATTAGCTCCTTGAGTTCTTGCTCATCTCGCGCAATACGTGAGAGGTTACGTTTATGTGATACGGAGTCCGTTTCAATAGTTTGCACTGCTTCTGACATAGTTTAGTCTTTCTTATGTTGGGGCCAGCATCATTGCTGGGTAGCCTTATAGTTATTGTTGTTGTTGTTTATCTTACGCCTGACATGTCTCCGCCGAAGCCCGAGCTGTCGTTGTCCGAGGGAGCATTATCGCCAGAGGGAGCATTATCATTACCAATACCTAGTGCGTCTGCTACTGAGCTTATAGCATCACTGATGGATTGGCCCAAACCTTTACTTCCACTACTACTGTTAGTGCTGTCTGTACCAGGTCTCCCTTGAGGTCGGCCTGATGATGTAGGTGCTAGGCTGCCCGTTGCAGTATAGCTTTCCGTGTCACTGTCATATGACATGTTATCTGGCGCTACACTCTCCATAGCAGCATTGAAGAAATCGTCACTTTTAAAGTTTTCACGAGACAGATCTACATTAGGGTCTGAGATAGTACTAAGGTCTAAGCCTAGCTTATCTGCTTGCTCATTTAGAGCAGACCTTTCTCTACTGTTCAAAGCCGTGATGCCTTTAACCGCTAGCGAACCTATTGGGCCAGCGAATAGTCCTGCAATCGTAGGAGCGGCTTTAGCACCTATGCTATTCGGGTCAAAGGTATTGCTAAAAGCCTCAGAAACTTGAGTAGCATCCATGTCACCAATAGAAACGGACGGTCCACTACTCTCATTATCTCCGTAACCCTGATCAGCAAGCCCCCCGCCATCAGTCTCTTCCTTACCTACAGAGGTTTCGGTAGTTGTAGCTACTGGATTAGTAGTGTACCCCTCAGAACGCAGTTTATCGTATAGGTCACCCTCCGCAGGTAAAGTCAAAGTCCTTGCTATACCTTCAGGAGAATACAACGTAACAGTAGTACTCGTAGGGGCGGTAGATGCGTTAAGAATAGACTGACTCAAAAAACCACCACCAAAGGCAGGCCCCATTGCAGCAGTAAATTGAGGCTTAGTAGGATCAATACCATCGCCTGTACTTACGTCTACACCATCTGCCGCATACAAAACCTGACCGTCTTTGTTGTACCCTTCAGTATCAGCTGGGGGGACCATGCCGCCTACTGCCATACTCATCTCTTGGAGCATCGCTAGTTCTTCTGGGGTCAGTGCGCCCTCAGCTTGGTTGTCCATAGTTTGATTTACTGGCTCACCACCAATACGTCCATCTGTCTCCATTTGAGCCAGACCACGCTTAGCTTCATTACGTAGGTCTTCAAAGAACTTAACACCATAGTAGCGTGCTACATCAGCAGGTACAACGTACTCACCCTCACTCAACTGAGCAGGTATATCATCACGTACTTCTTCTGCCATAGAACCTGGAGGTACATCATTTCCGCTTACAGGGTCTACTGTAGTACCGTCATCTGCTATACCGCCTTCTTGGAATAGCATCTCCATTTGTGTCGCTTCATTGGCTTCCATTGATTTCGTCCCTCATATATTTCAATCTACGTAGTGAGGCGATCTCGCCTTGAATACGATATATGTTGTCTGTTAACTTCTCTTGCTCTAGTTGTTTGTGTGCAGCGTTTATCTTAGTGTCAAGGTACTCTAGGTACGCATCCCATAGTTGCTTATCATTAACTAGCTTCTTTAGTGTGCCACTCATTTAGTTCGCCTCTGTACTAAACCACCTGTGTTAAAGCGTAGTTTTTCTTTAGTGGGGTCTAGCTTTAAGTCTTTAATGTTTATAGTCTTTGCATTAAACTTTTCAGTTAGTTTTTTTCCATTACGGTAAACGTCATATTCTAGTTGTTTAGTACCCAGCTTAATTTGACTACCTAGCTCCGCTTTTAATTGCTTGACGGCTTTGTCGTATGCAACAACATATGTATTATGAAAGCCCGAACCTTTAGAAATAGCTTTATTGTATTCCGTAGAGCCTAAAGAGAAACGTCTGGCTGCTAGCTTCTTTATTGGAGGTAATACAATTTCATCAACTCCTTTAGCTTTAGCATCAGCAATGATAGACTGTAGTAGTACTCGTACAGAATCAGTCAGGCTCGTGAGAGGTGTATCTTTTTTACTTACAGTAGATCTAGCTTTGTATACAACATCGTTTGCTTCATCTGTGATTAGACCTAATATATTATCCTTACCAGACCAATCATATACGTTAAGCTTTTTAATAGCCATTGCATCGAAGTAAATCTTTAAAGCACGAGGGTTTGCGCGTCTATCCTCTGCAATATTATCTAAGCCTGCCTTTTTAAACACTTCTACCATAGCGTCATCCGCTTCGCTGGCACTAAGCTTTTTATCTGTACGTATAGGTAAGTACCTATTAAATACGAAATCTTCAAAGTCTTCAAAGAAGTCACCAGGCATATCAAACTCTGGCTTAAATGCTATATCTTCCATAGCCGACTTAAACTCTTCTCTATACTCATCCTTTGCGGCTTGAATTATTTTAGCTGGGTTATCCGACATATTCTGTATTGCGTCAGACTGTAGTTCTTCAATAAGAAGGTAATCCGCATCTTCATCAAAACGAGGAGAGTAAACCCCAGATGCGTCTGGTGCGCCACGCTCTTGGCGAAGGCTGTACCTAGTGTGGGCTAAGTTAGAAGGCCCATAATGCGTCATCAGACCCAATTCTTTATTAGTAATATCTACACCTAGCTCTTCATAGCCAACCTGTGTATCTACTAAATCATTCTGCCTTTGTGTGTCTCTATACTTAGGAATCTTACGAAGTACACCTATTTCCAATGGCTCAATTGTAGACTCGTCAAGCGCTTGTTCTGAAGTATAACGTGCCTCAGGGTCTAACTTGAAATCACGGAAATCCAACTCACCCTTAGAAACCTTGGGCGCTCTCTTACGAACGAAGGCTTCAATGTTCTCCCCCTTAGTACCCTTTGTCTCACTAATAGGCGCATTCTCAATGGCACCCTCAAGTGGGCTGTAGAACCTAGCTACAGTAGGACTATCAGGATCAGCTACGTCAGTCATAACCTCATCAGTCTGCTTGAACATAGGATTAAACTTAGGGTTATCCGTAATGCCCAGCGCAGAGCTAAGCTCTTTAGCTATCAGTCTAGAAATACCACTCATTAGGCTACATTCCCGCTAAAGCCTTGCTCACCGGGTTGAGGCGCTGTGCCTGTTCCCATCTGTGCGCCACCAGAACCAGTAGTGTCCTCTACGTTAGCCCCTGCTGGAGCTTGACCTTCTGGGCCTTGCGCTGGGCCTTCCTGTGGGGGCTGCGGGTTCTGCTCTTGGAACTTCTTGAGTAACTCAGCTTGAATGGCTGCGTCCTGCATGGAGTTAGTAACTTTGTCTGGGTCAAGGTCCATAGACTTAGCAATCTCACGAATGACGTAATCCATCTTAGCAAAGGGTGCAAGCATTGGGTTGGACGCTACCTGTAGGAACTGCATAAGGCGCTGGGACCGAACCTCGTTAGACATCAAGCTCTCAGTACCAGACGCTTTAACTTCCAAGTCACCCTTGATTGTTTCATCATAGTCAAACTGCATGTTGAACGAGAAGAAAGCTTTACCTAGAGGGCCAAGCAGGTAGTCATCTACGTTCTTAACTACACTACGAATAGACCCGTTAGCTGCAGACATAAGCATAGAGATGCCTGAAGCTGTACGACCTACACCACTTACACCTGTCTGACCATGTGCAAAGCTAGGGAAGCCTGTACTTTCATCTGCCAGTACTCGTGCCTTATCAAATAGTTGCATGTTCTCTTGTGCTACGTTAGGGAACTTGGTGCCGAAGATAGCCTGACCCGGTGCACCCCCTTGACGTCGAAAGATCTTGCCTGGGTACACTGACATGTCTTGACCCGGAACTAGGTTAGCCTCATCTACTTCCAGAATAAGGTTACCAGAAAGTGCAGCATTGTCAATAGCCATACGCATAAAGCCATTCATCAACGTCTGCGTATCATCCATGTTCTCTGCAATACCTACGCCAAAGAAGCTGTAAGGGTTATGCTCGTAAGGGGTTGCGTAGTAAGGGATATGTGCAGGCTTGAATGGGTTCAGTACCATACGCAGTACTTCACCATTACACACCCAGATATTACAGCTTAGTTCGTTTAGATCACGGAAGTCTTTAGGTATCTTAACTCCGTTCTCTTCTAGGATATCTGTGTCAACAAAACCCCAGAACTCCATGACTTCCCACCGCTCAGAACCAGCATGGACGCTATCATCTTCCATATTCATTTCCCAGTGTTTACGCACGTAGTCTGGGCTTTGAGCAATAGCGTTCTCAATAGATTCATCACGGAAGTAAGGACGGCCCTTCAATGCACGCAGTTGATTGCGCGACATCTTGTGACGCTCAACTACATACTCTGCATCATCCATTGACGTAGCCTCTGGGTCAGGGTAGAAGTTCCACACAGATACGTGGTTACACTCAGGTACAGTTTTAACTAGGGGGGAGTACTCACCGCTGTCATCCCAGTTAGGGTACTCTTTATCTACAGCGAATGGGCCTTTCATTACGCCCGTGCCAAGAAGTGCCATCTCAAACGCCATAGAGCGAAGGTGCTTAGAGGCCCCGCTCTCGTTAAGCTGGTCGTGAATCTTCTTTTCCATCTTCTTAGCGGCTACCATAGCAGGGTGGAAAGACACCGTAGTAGGCGTAGTACCATTACCCTCAATGATTTTATCGCTGACAGGGCCAAGCTTCGTCTTAAGCCCTGCAAGGCGCTCCTGGAGGTCGATGATAGTCTCGCCTGGGCGTAGCTTACCATCGTCACCTATCAGGGCTGTAGGGGCCGCTTTAGACTCTGTGATAGCCTTTCCGTCGTCGCCCATACTGGCGGCATTCGGGTCAACATTAATGTGCACTGCCTCTGCCACACCATCAGGAAGTACAGTAGGGTCTACAGCAAGAGGGAACTTATTGTTACCGAACAATACATCGACAATTTGTCCGTATGCAGCTAGCGTCTTAGTCTTGGTAACTTTAACGAAGATGCGAGACTTCTCTGTATCAGTAAACTGTACGTCTGTACCGTATAGACCACGATAGTTACGGTAAGCTCGAAGCCACCGTTCTTCATCAACTCGTCGGGCGTCTTCGGCACGGCCAAAGCGATCCTTAACAAAACTTACTACGCTGTTAACAGACTTAAATAGTGTATCGCTGCCATCTTCGGCTGCTACTACCTCATCTGTGTCGAAGTTTACGTCGTCAATGTCTGCCATATTTTAATACCCGAATGTTGAGTCTGAAGCTTGAAACCCAGAACGTTGATCTTTAGATGGATTGTAATCCCATAGAGAACTACGTGGTCTTGTCATTATACCGTAACGTAAGGCGTCATACAAGTGGTCTTCTGCGTTTGTGTCTACGTCTTCTGGGTTTCTTTTATCCAGAGGGATCGACGGTAATTGTGCTATTGTGTTAGTACACGTAGAAAAGAATATCAATCTAGGTTCTTCTGTATGCTCATCTACCTGCAATCTGCGGTGTAGTTCGTTCTTACCCGATATACGTGAGCCTTTTGATCTATCAGAGGGTCGCCAGCGACAACCCTTCATATTCATCTGCTCAGCTAGTGAAGGGCCAGTGTCACCTCTGTTGTGCCAAAGAGAGGAGTCAAGTACTCCGTAGCGTATAGTGCCATCCCTAGCTTCCGCATCTAGTATCATATCAGCTAGGTCTGTAGCTGTAACCTTAGAGCAGTACAATTCTCTATAGACTACGAGTTGCTCTGAAGGTGTTACCGCTAGCCAGACAACTCCTGTGAACGAGCCGTAGCCGTAGTCACACGCCCTGAACTTAGTCCACGAGTCTGGTATATCAAAAGGTTCAACAACGTGTTTGCTCCTGTCAAACTCTGGGAAAGCTGCGCCTTCATTAACATCCCAGTTCCCCTCAAGGAGTTGCTTCCGTTGATGCTCAGGCAGGGACAGAAGCATTGCTTCGTAGTCACCGCTCTCAGCTAGGTGAGGGTTGTCAAACAAACTAGCAGGTATAAACCTACGCTTAAATAAAGGTTCACCCTCTCTACTGTGTCCCTTTGGGTAAGATAGAGTTTCACCTGTCTCAATGTCTGTAGCCCAGAAGGGTGTATTAGACGGAGAAGGATCAATGAACATTTTCTTAACCCAAGAGTGTCCAGGACCGCCGGGGTTTGTAGTAGCTCTCATGTAGAGTCCTAACTCCTTAGAACTACTACGTAATCGTGAGCGCATATAGTTCCACCCATAGGGGGACTGCCATTGTGTAAGCTCGTCGAAGGCTACATAGTTAAACGCCTGTCCTTGATAGCGCATAACGTCTGTGTCTTTGTCGAGGTAGGACATCCAAAGACGTCCCCCTCTAGGTGTGGTCCACTGAGATTTGCGTTCTGACCACTTTATACCTGGTATCGCTTTAGGGTACAGATCTTGACTCTTCTGTATGAGTTCCCTAAGTTCTTCTGTAGTGTGACGTACAAGTAGGCCACTAAAGTCTGGGTTGTTTAGATCCCGTAAAGGATCAGCCAGCGTGGCATAACTCTTACCTCCACCAGCAGCACCGCCGTATAGTACTTCACGCTCTGAAGAAGCTAGGTATTGTGTCTGGGGGCCGGGGTTAGGCTGAAAGACCACGTCTCGTGCGGCTATGGGGTCAAACTCTGGTGGTTTAACTTGGGCGGGTACTGTCGTCTTCTTCGTCTGACTCGTAGGTGTAGTACCCAAGTCTTTCTTTTTCGAGGATCTCGTACTGCCTGAGCGCTTTTTCGAGCCGCTTGGCGAGGTTGCGTTTAATTGCAGCAAGCGACTTACGTTTTCTTTCGACATCTATACGCTTTTTCAACCCCATGTGTGATATGTATCTACCTGACTGCGTAGAGAGCCAAGCACTAACCTCCCTATAACTATACTGCTTTAGATGCTTCTTTGCAAGCACTAAAAGCTCTAACTCTTTAGATATAGGTTTAAGCCAGTCGTCATCCTCTGGGTCTATCTCGTAACCAAAAGGAACTTGATGCGATACTCGTGGGATTCTCTCCCATCTTTTTACTTTAAAGTCAGGCTTAGGCAACATCCAGTAGCCTATACTCTCACGCTCTTTAGCTTTAGTTATCCGTATCATTTTGCTCTTTAGGAGGTAGAATAAACAAGCCGCCTGAGGCTTGCACTTCTACTCGCTCTGTCTTTACAATACCTGCACGATCCAGAACCTCTTTGGCTGCTTGCATCTTTTCTTTTACACCCAACTCTGTAGGGTCCATAAGTGCCTGACCAAAGGCTACAGCTGCACGTGGGCCAATGCGGGCCATGTACGTCTTAGTACCCTCAAAGATCTCGTCCTTAAGGGAATCAATGATAAGCCTTGTAGGCGTGTTATCGCTGTAACCAGAAAGCTTCTTAGCTTTGACTACATCACCGCCAGCCTCATCAAAGAGTACCTCCAAGAACTTTTGTTGATTCTCTGTTAATTGTCGTGCCATGTTGTTTCCCTTAGTTACTGCTTTTTCTTAGGCTTACCATTTATTTTGTTTCTTCCCAAGGAAATAAAACCCCACGCCAAGCAAACCAACTCCTGATAAAAGAACCAAGATACCCACAGTCCACTCAATAATCGCCTGCTTAATCTCCGCTTTACGATACAGAGTTTTCTGACGGTCCTTGCGCACTTGGCCTTCGATGCGAAGAAGCTCTTCCCACGCCGAATGGCCGTAGCCGAACTGAATATATTGTTTAATCTCTGCACGTAAAGCCTCCGCTTGCTTCTTCTTGGCGAAGATGTCCATTGCGCTAGGCCCATTACCGCCAAACAAAACAGCATACCAAGGAGGGTTTTCAGAAGTCTTGTGCGCCCAGTCTAAATCAGACACAGCACCAGCGAACTTTGCTAGATCGTTAGATATACCGCCAATATCTTTACCAAGCTGGATGCCCCTCTTGATTGCCGATACTGCGGTCTGAGCGACAGCAAAAGCTGTAACAGGATCAATCATTTGAACTTAACCTCTATAGGACAGACAGAGTCATAACTTATTCTGTATACTCTATCGTACCATCCCCCATTCTTAGGTAAGCTGCAGTCATAGTAACAGTACTTAAATAACCTGCTACCGCCCTCAGTCCATGCGTGATTGAGTGCGGTAAAGGCTAGTATACAAAACAAAGCTACTTGAAACCATATGCTATGACATTGCGTATTTCCCCACGACCAATGCCAATATCATGTAACTCTTTGTCTGTCATGCTTTTTAGAATCCAGTAGTCAGCACGAGCTTGTTGTGCCTTTTGTATACCTGCCAAGAAGTCTGTGAATGCTTTAATAATAAGTGCGAACATTGTAGTTTCCTATGTTAAGCCCAGCGCCATTGCTGGGACACACATAGTTATACTCTTTTTATTACTACTTACCTCTACTAATTTTGCATACCCGCTACCCTACGCTAGCCAACAGGTACAAACGTCTCTTCTACTGTAGCCATAACGTCTACATGAGGGTCATTACTGCCTGAAGGTGTGAATTTAATAGTATCACCAGGCTCAAGTACTATGTATGCGCCTGACCACTGAATGAACTCTGTAGAGCTAATGTTCCTACCGCCCAAGATATGAAAATGCGATCCATCTGCACGGTCCCACTCAACAGCAATATCTGTGGATGCAGCCCCTGTGTTAGTGATATACAAGAGATTCATGTGCGCCCGACAGTTATTGGGACACACATAAAGTGCCTCTTCTTGATCCCGCACTAATCCTGTAGCATTAACAGTGCGAGGGCGTACACTCTTATTACTGTTAATAAATGTAGACATTACTCTTCTTCAGCCTTCTCTTCTGGGGCTTCAACTACAACAGCCTTAACCTTCTTAGGCTTTGGCTTAGGTGCAGGGGTAGCCTCAGCAACTCGACAGATGTCAGTCACGTTAGGGTCTTTACTCTGTACGTTACCGTAGTTGTCTTCACCAGCAGACTGATTACCCATCTCATCCCAAACGTAACCATTAGCATCTACAGTATAACCTGCAGCCTCAAGCGCTTTCTTATACTTGTGGTAATACTTCATTGTTACTTAGCTTTCTTAACAGGCCGTGCAGCAGGATTAGATGCACCACAGGAAGCCATGCCACCCTTAGCGTAACCCATCTTCTTAGTCATACCACCGCCCATGTAGCCCATCTTCTTAGCTACTTCAGGGGCTTCTTTCTTCAAAGCCTTCATGCCTTTGTTCATCATAGTCTTAATCCTCTTCCATCATGTTTTTATCTTGGGAGTCCCAGCCTTGGCAGGACTTTTCTTGGCTACATACAAACTTAAACTTAGTACAAGCACCTGTACCTGACTC